AAAGATTCTTGGCCCTAACAGCACCCTTCTTCTTTATGGCATAGACTGTTGGCTTCTCCCACATCTCTGCCGGGGTGCACTCTGGATACTCAGTGCTAGTACCAGCTGCAAAGAACCCTTCATTGTGGTGCTCAAGCCGATCTCTAACGTACTGTTCCCTCTTCTCAAAGGGCCACAGTTCTATATCTATTGTGACTACGGGTGACTGTGGGTATCCCTCTTTCCTATCTACTTCCCTAGCCTGCCAGTCCCTAACTATGGCTACGATCTGTATCTTCTTAACAGGCAGACCCTTACACCGCTCAACTAGCCAAGCGTACATATTTAACTGGCTGACCCATTCTTCCTTCTCTGCCATGACAGACCAAACGCCAGTGACCTTATAGTCAGAGACAGTAATGCCGTCCTCTTCAACCTCTTGCAGATCTATGGCACCTGAGATCTTCCAGTCATTCAGCTCTGTGTGTAGACGCTCTTCCACCACATGGTTATCACCTTTGCCATGTTCTAGGATATTGTGGACAGCTGTCCCAAAGATACTCCAGACCATCTCAGATACGTCAGACTCTAATGAGTCACGGTACTTAGTGCGGAGTTGTACCAGTTGGGTTGGGGAGAGCAGCTCTGTAACGCTTATCTGTGAGTCCCCTCTGGTATACTGAGGACGGCGTATAACATTTACAAAAGTTTCAGGCAGATTAAACTTATTAGTTAGTTTCATATTTCCTCCAGGAAATACAAGTGTAGTCTTAGGTATATTGGTATGTCAAGTATTATTATCTTAGGGAAGCTAACTATTGCATTATGAGTCAATATGCCAGAAGGATCGATGCAAACCAGAATGAGATAGTAGCAGCTTTAAGGGCGTGTGGTGCTACTGTACGAATCATTAGCCAAGGTGGTGGTATCCCTGATCTATTGGTTGGTTATAGGGGGAACACTATATTGATTGAGGTTAAGGACGGCAACAAAGTACCCAGCGCACAGAAACTAACTGAGGCGGAGCAGGAATTCTTTGATACTTGGCGGGGTGGTACAGTAGTTATTATTAATAGTGTGGATAAAGCCTTAGCCCTCCTCAAGACTTTACTATAGACTGTATATATGAAGATCATATCCCCCAGCAATACGCTTGCCTATGTTGGTTTAACGCATGGAAGCAAGGAGGAAATCCCGGCCAAGATTAAACAGATAGCCAGTAAGCATGGCGCTTGGTATGAAGGTGATGGGGGCGATAAGCTCCCAGGCATTGAGTATCGTGGCTCATGGGATGAGCTAGCCAGCAAAGAGGTTAAGGGATATCCCAAGGAATTCCTGTATACATTGTTCACCAATAGTAATGAGAATGACCAGAAGCATATCCTTACAAGCCCTGACAAGACTATATTTGATAGTGCCTTAGGCGCACAAGGCAAGTGGGGATATTTCAAGGGCAGGAAGTTTGACGCTAATACTTTAAAGGAATTTCTGAAGTCTGCCGGAATGCTGGAGGATAGTGGCAGGCCAGCTACAAAGCAGAATGTAGAGAAGTTTATAGATAAGGGAGAGGCTCTAATGTGGCCCAAGAACTGGGAAGAGTACCCTAACCCAGCTGGAAAGTTAGCCCAGCTAGCTAATGGCTATAGGGATAAGTGGCTTAGATCCAGAACAGATGGTGTTTACTTTGTTGGTTCTGATCACATAAAGTCTCTTGGCAAGAGTGCAGAGATTAAGATGCCAGAGGAATATTCTAAAGGAAACTGGAAGCTGATTTAGATCATGTTATAATCTCACCTCTTCTTGGTAGAAGAGACCTGTAGTACAGAGAGCCGCGCCCTCCAGCTAACGGCTCTCTTTTTTTGTCCCCATTTTCCCCAGAGCGGTATTAAACAGGACCATACCGGCATTAAGAGCGGTATCATAAACCCTATAGGTGATGGGTTTCAGAGTAAATACCGGTATGAGGAGCGGTATGAAGAGCGGTGGGAAAGTGGGATTCCCAGTGTTTCCCAGATTCCCAGTGTTTCCCGCTTTGGGCGCAAGACGTACCTTAACTTAACAGTTCCACTTATTTAAGTTAACAGTTATATAGAAGCCATATAGATGCTGGCCTCTACCACTATAATTAGAGATAACAGTTCTGCCAGTTAGAGATAATTATGCCGGATTGAAATAGCGATTTGGGTCCGGTACTTGACATTCCAATACAGTCCAGATATTCTGCGCTTGTCAGAGTTGGCACTCTGGTTAATTGCCCGGTTAGACCCCAGTGAATTTAGGTGGGGCATGTGTGGTCTAGTTCCATTCTTAACCGGGTGGTGTTAACTAGGTTGCCCATGCCAAGGGCCATGCCCCTCCTAAGTACATTGGGGTTTTTCTTTGGGCGCTCTGTCCGTACTGATCACGTTAGCTATGGGCCTGAATGGGCTGCTATCAAGAATACACAGGCAAGGGTACACCCCCTTTAATGCCGCGTAGCCTGTTAGCGAGGGACTACACAAAATGCAGGGTCAAGTGGTGAGACAAGCCCAGCATTGATGAATCGCTACCTTCGGGTTTACTAGGATACCTCAGTTGGTATCTGGGTAAGGTAATAGCAGTGAGCTTCGCTTTTAAGAAGCACAGCTATCACCCTTGGGGATCTATGTATAAATAATACAATACACAGGTGAGATAGGAATATAATTATTGACAAGGTTATGGTATATTGCTAAGGTATAGGTTTAGGAGGGGTTATGTATAAATCAATTTACACAAAGTCACAGATCTGGCCTGAGTTGCTGGAGTTAGCAATGAAGCGGTATGAGCAGGGAGAGTTCATTCCCTACTTTGGATTCTTAGTAACGGCAGTACCAGAAGAACTGGTAGACCAAGACGATACGCTTAGAGTCCTGAGGACTAAGTATCCATTCAAGGCCGGCATCACGGCTATGGTGCCTTATAGCGTTTACAACTGGCACATAGATGAGCGCAGGGGCGGCACAATTAATATGCTCCTGACTGATGAGAGAAGCCACTGCCTATTCTCTAAGGACATAGGAAGGCAGGTCACCAATATAGATGAGGAGTTGATCTATCTAAACCGCGTGATGTATATCTTTAACACGCAGACCCCACACATGGTGGTGAACCTAGAGGGGGTGAGATTCATGTTCACTCTGGAGTTTGATGGAAAGGTTACCTATAACGATCTAGTAAGTTACTTACAGGGGAGATAGCATGACTAGAAACTTCAGTGGCAAGACGTTGGAGGAGGCTACAGAGGCGGCAGAGCGGTATATGCAGGAGTGGATGCAGTACCAGCAGCCAAAGATAGACGGGCATTATCAGAAGGATGGTGTCTATTTTGTAACAGTACGCTACACATCACTTGACTAGGAGACACCATGCACATAAGCATTAGCAACCTACGCACAGACGTTAACACCCAATCTAGAGCAGCCATTAACCAGAAGATGGTCACTAAGTATGCAGAGGATATGCAGCGGGGTGAGAAATTCCCGCCAATTATTATATTCCAAGAGGGTGAGAATAATTACATTGGTGACGGGCATCACCGTGTATATGCCTGCATTAAGATCGGTGCACCTAGCATAGAGTGTGAAGTTAACACAGGTGGTGTGCGGCAAGCCAAGCTCTACTCTACGGGATCTAACTTTGATCACGGTCTGACAAGAAGCAATGCAGATAAGGAACGCGCAGTTGCTATGTTGCTGGATGATATTGAGTACGGCGAGTGGGCTGATGACAAGATTGCTAAGCACGTTCACGTTGACCGTAAAACAGTAGTTGCTATTCGCGCCAGACTAGATAAGCCAGGTAAGGCCACAAAGAAGGTGGCAGTAGGAGAGCAGATTAGAGACCGCAGCTCTACATACAAAGAGAAAGAAGAGCCAGTAGCAGAGCCAGCAGCAGAGCAAGAAGTAGAGCCACAGGGCATTACTTTGCAGGAAGCATATGATAGTCTGTTAATAGAGAATCAGTTTCTGAGAGATAAGCTTGCACTGGGTATGGCAGAAGGCACTGAAGAAGAGAAGACTCTTTTGGCTGATACTCTACAAAGCCTAAGAGATGAGGTTGCTCTGGGCGAAATCACAATCAATGCTCTCAAGAAATCCCGCGATACATTCCAGCGTGAAAATGCAGAGATGATGAAACAATTGGCTAGAAATAAGAAGGGCCATTGATTTTATTGATTAATTAGGGTAGTGAAAAGCAATTGCTTTTCACTATTTCCCAAGCTAATGGGTTATTAGCAGGAGATAAGATGTTAAATCTGTACGATTATCAGCATGATGCTATTGCAGAACTGCGTGAGGGGTTTGCTAAAGGTTACAAGGCACAGGTATTAGTAGCCCCTACTGGTTCTGGTAAAACTGAGATGGCAATTGCTTTGATGGAAGCAGTAAGGGCGAAGGGCAAGAGGGCTGCAATGGTCTTAGATAGGATTGTCCTTTGTAACCAAACGTCCGGGCGGTTAGATAAGTATGGTATTGATCATGGCGTACTGCAAGCGCAACACTGGCGGTTCAGGCCATATGAGCAAATACAGGTCTGTTCGGCGCAGACCTTAGAGAGGATGAAGGAATTCCCTGAGATAGACCTTCTTATTATTGATGAATGCCATTCAACAAGGACTCAGACTACAGAGTTCATCAAGGCCAACCCAAAGATCAAGGTTGTAGGTCTGACCGCTACTCCATTCACCAAGGGGTTGGGAAAAATCTACGATAACGTAGTCTCCACCGTAACAACCAAAGATCTAATAAGGCAGGAAGTCTTGGTGCCTTTGCGGGTATTTATCGCCAAAGAGATAGATATGGCTGGGGCTAAGACCTCCTATGGGGAGTGGACAGGCAAGGAAGTAACGGCGCGGGGCAAGAAGGTAACAGGCGATATAGTGGCAGAGTGGATTGAGAAGACTCATGCAATCTTTGGTAGGCCAAGGAAGACTGTTGTATTTGCGGCTGGGGTAGACCACGGCATAGACCTATCAAGGAAGTTTCAAGAGCAAGGCTATAACTTCCTTTGTATCAGTTACAAAGATGATGGGGAGTACAAGGCTGATGTTATTGAGGACTTCTCCAAGCCTGATACAGAGATCCACGGCCTTATCGCTACGGACATACTGACCAAGGGGTTTGATGTTCCAGATGTGATGATCGGTATATCTGCCAGACCATTCACCAAATCATTGAGCAGCCACATACAGCAGCTAGGTCGGGTGACTAGATCTTGGCCTGGGGGTGATAAGAAGTTCGCTCTGTGGTTAGATCACTCTGGCAATTACATGAGATTCAAGGGCGAGTGGGATGATGTCTTTGAGAACGGCGTTGATGAGTTAGATGATGGTAAAGAGAAGGCTAAGCAAGAGCCTACTGAGTATGAGAAGGAGGTTAGTAAGTGTCCCAAGTGCCACGCCCTATGGGCTAAGGGGTCTGATACCTGTTACAACTGCGGCTTTGTCAGAGAAAAGGCTAATGCTGTTTACAGTGTAAATGGGGTGATGGAGGAGTTATCAGTCAAGAAGAAGGTATACCCAATAGCTGTACGCCAAAGCTTCTGGTCATCCATGACTTGGAAGATGCATAACTCTGGCTGGTCTAGGGGTAGAGCGGCAAATACATTCAGGGATAAGTTTGGTGAGTGGCCTGAAGGGTTGAATGATAACCTTCCAAGGCTTCCATCCCTTGCTGATGATGCGTTCTGCCGTAAGAACTTGTATGACTACCTCAACGCCATAAAGAAAAGATGACCTTCATAGAGTTCGCCCGTCTACACGGGATATTAATAAACAGTATGCCATCGCCCGGAAATTGGGAGCGGTATGCCACAGAAGACCACCCTGTTGGCAAGAAGAACGGCGCGGTTAAATATCTTATTACGCATGGCTTTGTTAAGAACCACGCTACAGATACTGAAGTCTCTGTCTGGTTTCCTGACGTTGCTCCAGTAATAAGGACGGGGGATGCACAGATCCTTAGGAAGGCCGGCCAAGACATAGAGATGAAGCAGAGACAGGCTGCAAGTAAAGCGGCTATCCTGATGAAGCAATCTAAGTATATGTTCCACCCATACTTGCGTAGGAAGGGATTCCCTGAGGACGAGGGCAACGTAATTGTAACGGATGGGGGGTTGGTACTCCTCGTGCCAATGCGTGTCTCTGGGAGGCTTGTAGGGCTGCAACAAATCGATGAAAAGGGAGAAAAGCGGTTTTTATACGGCCAAAGGTCGGCTGGCGCAAGTTTCTGCTTTGACAACAAAGGCACTAATATTCTATGTGAAGGGTATGCAACTGCACTATCGGCTAGGCAAGCTTTAAAGCATTTGAAGAGGCGGTACACATTGCACGTTTGCTTTAGCGCGGCCAATCTGGTTAAGGTTGCTAGTGAGATGGAGCGTGGGATTGTAATTGCAGACAATGATGCGAGTGGAGTTGGGGAGGCCAGCGCAAAGAAAACTGGCTGGCCTTTTTGGATGAGTGATTGTGTAGGTCAGGACTTTAATGACTTCCACCGTAGCCGTGGCCTATTCGGGGCTTCTGCAAGCCTAGCTAAGCTGTTTCACCCCATTGTTTCGCCATAGCCTGTGCTACCCCCTCAAAAGTAATTGATCGGAGCTTCCACCTGTCTGGGGATGGCGGCAGTTTGTTTTGCCCGCTGGCTGTTTGATTGCCTCGCCGCGTTTTAGCATCTCCTGGCAACTTGTCAGTCGGCGTGAGCAAAGGCAAATTCTTGAGCCACAGGCAAGTCTTTTTGCTTGCGTCATGTCCGAACCACCAAGGCTGAATGATCTGGTTAGGCTTGCGGATGCGGCTGCTAATAATGCTAATTGGGTTTTCAACAGCGATGCGCTCAATAGGCGCGTCCATAAGCTGCTGCACAAACGCCAGCGCGTCTTCTGTCAGCTGAGGGTCACGCAAACCACGCGTTGTCCAGTGCATACCAGACACAGACAAATAAGTACACGGCGGGTGCGCTATCATTAAATCCCAGCCATCAGTCAGGATATCTTGCACATCACCAACGATATGCTTATCCCCCTTGTCAGTTGGGATCAGGTCACAAGACCACGCATCATGCCCCTGCGCTGCAAAGGCATCACGCACCACGCCGCTAAACTCACAGGCCACTAGCACCCTCACGCCACGCCCCTCTTAATTTGCTTGAGCATCTTCACCAGCTTCTTATTAATCACCACAGCATCACAGTAGCAGTCAGGCATGGAGCAAGCGCATCCCTTTAATGGGTATTCTATGCCTGTAATTAGGTCGGTGACTGTGGCCTTCCACTTCATCCCTCGCTTAATTTTTAAGGCATCTGCATCAGAGATCAGCAGCTTGATTCTCTCGTCTGAGTTATCAGAGGTCTTGGGTGTACATATATTAGTGCCTTTCATCTTAGGTCTCCAGTTTGTGAACAATCTTATTGTTTAGGGAATACCTGTATCTGCGCTTCTCCCCGGTAGTTCTGATCTCACCCACCGCCTTGAGCCTAGTCAAAGCTTTAGATACTAGGTTCGCAGTCGTGGCATCAGCACCCACTGGCAGTATCTTTTGCTTGATGAAAAAGCTGGTAGATGCCGGATTCTTTTTAAGGAACGTCAGAATCTGGGAAGAGATGCTAACCCCTTTCGGGGTCAGATCCTTCTTGTACAGTTCAGATAGGTGTAGGCTATGAGTTGAGGCCTCCATCAGATCGGCCGCCACCCCATCCAACGTGCCTATGCCGGTCATGTCAGCGTACTGCGCCCCTACAGGCCACCTCATGATTGAGCCTCGCATACAGTTTCAATTGTGTTCATTTTTTCAGGATCTATATCATCATTGCTAAACGATTCCCAAGCCTCTTCCACAGTATCTGCAAGGACGATGGTAGTTTCGGTAACGTGATACCGCCTGAACTCTGAAATTTCTGTAATAAATTTATTAAATTTGTATTTCATGTCTGTCTCCTAGATAAATACTGCATCGGGGTGCTTCTTCAATATCTTAAACTTTAATAGTTCTGTATCGGCATTGTCATGCTTCACGCTCATAAAATCCCCAGAACCACAGGCAGCAGTAGTAAATACAACAGCCGTCTTCTTCATCTTTGCTACACGCTTCTGCTTATTGTGAGCGTTGATGAGTTCGTCCACTGCCATATCTGCATTCACTGGGATAAGGCCATCAGGGTATATATCTATCCACGATTCATCCTTAATCGGTATTGGCGGCATCGCCCTTACAACATCTGCCAATTGCTTGGCCGCAGCCTCACATACAAAATCATAGTTGAATGCCCCGCCATTGCCGCCGTCCATGACAAATGCAATCTTCTTCCCATCAAGGTACAGGTCAAGGTTAAATCCTTCCCCTTCCATCCCTTGAAACAATTTTAACTTTTTAATCGTTAGCATTTTGTAACTCCCATAAGGTTAAAAAGGCCGTCAGCCATTCTGATTGGCTGGGGGTAATGTCTTCCATAAGAAGTTCATCTGCGCTCATCTTAGGTAGCCCCTGAGACTTTAGATACCGCTCATATAATGCTATTAACTCATCCATTGTCTTCCTCCTGATGTTCGCGCCACCGTTCTACATAGTGATGAATCGTGTCCCAAGTCACGCCATTATTAGCATCATGTCTGTGATGCATTTCCTCCAGAATTTCCCTTGCATCATCATCACCCATTGGGGCATCTCCAGCACATTCCTGTACGTCAGATATATGCCACCATAAGGATATCCAGTTATTTGATACTGCGCGGTCAAGTTCATACTGCGCTTTCTCATCTGATATATGTTCTGATACTAATAAAGTTACTTCTCTCATATTTCCTAAATTTACTGCTCTCATGATTCCTCCAATATGTAATGACTAATTTTCCAATCAACTGCATCCCATCCACATTCTGCTGCCAGTTCACCATCGAACTCGTTTGTATAGTAGTAACAGGTTAAAAGCTTATCCCCTGCCATACAGTCTGAAGACCATTCCACGGTCTCACCATTGTCCTTTCCTGTCGGTTGGCAGCATTTCAACTCCACCAGCGTTACCGCAGCCTCACCCGCTTTTTCTATAGCCTCAGTCCTGTCCATAAACCACCTCCAATATCTCTGGAAAAGCCTCTCCCAGTTCTTTAATGGTTAGTCGGTGTTGAATCCAATTGTGGTGCAAATTAGCGGTATGAGCCTCCTCCGCACCAATCAGGTCAAGATAGGCGCACCTAATAACGCTCTCTTGGTATGAGGTCATACCGCACCCCCAATAGTAAAATAAGGTCTTGGCGGAGTGTCATCTTCAATCACTTGAATTGTGATGCCGGAGTCATGCACTACGTCCGCCTGTTTATCCCGCCGGAGGAATTCTGCATCCGCTTGCTCTTGTGTTTCCGCTTTTATGACGGTTTCAAAGGTCAAGGTACAGGTAAAAATGTATGAGTTCATGATGCCTCCGTAGTCGCGGCCTTCAATACTGTTCTGGCCTGTTTAAAATCAAGTGTAGGGTCGGACATTGACAAAATCGTGGCCCAGTAATTAAGGTATTTAATCGCCGTCTCACAGTTAGCCGGAGTCGGTTGAGCCCCTCGCAATGGTGCAATTGACGTTTTAAAGCCTAAAATAATCTTATCTCTCATAATTCCCTCATGGTTTAAAAGTATTTCCCTATGGACTTTCACCCATAAGGAAAAACTCTAATACTTGTTAGCTATTAATCTTTTTGCCGCTGCCAGTCGGGAATTTTCCTCGTCAGTATTAAACCAAGGTAGGATTGATAAAGCTTTGATCATATTCCTAAGCATAACTCCGCTATTATTCCCGACCAGTATCATGTCGGCATATTTTTCTGGTTGTTTTAGTTTTAATTCATCGTGGTAGATGGTCATTATTTATCCTTTAGTTAACTACAAAGCCGGAATTATCCTTTTTGGCGCGACCTTTTGCGTACAATGCCACCACCACGCTAGGCGGATCTAGGTGACGCAAGTCTGAATCATCGCCATCAATACACTTCATATCTAAAAATACCGCTGGTATCCTTTTCCTGTCGCGAAATACCACGGCCACCCGCATATGGTTCGCCACGGCAATGCTGACATATCGCTGATATCCTGATACTCCGCTGTAACTGTAGGTTAGATCATAATTCTCTGGAATGTTTTTCCTATTGCTGATTTTGGTATAGTCGTAAAATTGAATAGATGGGAAAGCTTCAAAAATTGTGACCAGTTTGCCATCAAGTCTAAAATGCTTTCCCTCCCATCTAATGTCTGACGTGCCATTCAATCGGACTAAAGGGGTGAATCCTTCCCGGTTCGCTTTTCTGATTAGTGCGCGAATATCTTTTACCAATTGCATCATAAAAGACTGGGTATCATTATTGAATAGTGCGGCCTTTCGGAGTCTTCCCTTTTGTACGGAATTCATGACTCCACGGCCAGCGGTATTTAGGCAAGCTTCAAAGCATTTTGCCTTCTCTGCCATAGGACACAAATTAACGCCAGACAAGGTAAACGGTGCAAGGTATAAAATACCTGTCATGTATCCGAATTTCTGACCTTTTACGGTTTTAGAATCGCTACTTATTGCTAATAGGCTCATGATATTTTCCTTTTGGTAGAATGTTCCCCTATGGAATTTCTTCCATAAGGTAAAACTCTAAAGAATTCCAATAGCCGCAAAATCTTCTAGCGCACATATGAGGCCATCAAAATCCTCACTCGATCCCATCATTCCAGCAATTGCGAATACAGTATCCACGTCCACGCCAAAATCATCCGCCAGACTAGTCAAATAATCCCGGCGAGACTCGTAACCCTCATCAGTGTATATGCTCATGCTGTCACCCCTTTAGCCAATACTGTTAGTCGGTCAATAATGCTTTTCAATTCCCCATCATAAGATTGGAAGACAATACCGCCACCAAATTGCTTATTATTGAATTTCTTCCCGCCAATAGTTTTGGCACATTCTAAAGCTTGAGCATAGGATTTAAATCCGTATCCAATCCATGACGTTACATGACGCGGATTCCCGTTAACATCATGTTTTATCTTAATAAATAAAGTACTCATAATTTCCTCAGTGATAAGATTAAAAGAGCAAAAGAAAGCAGTAATGGGAAAAGGATATAAAACATTATTCACCCCTCAAATAGTGCGCCAATGGGATATAAACAGCCATGACGAGCATATATGCGAGAGCGGCCAAGGATAGATAATAGGCAGACAATGCAATGGCGTAGGTCATGATGCACCACCGAATTTAACTCTCATACAATCGGCATATGTGCCAGTGAATACAATCTTGTAGGAATTTCTAACATCACATCCTTTACAGACTATGATGTTCCCGTGCCTATTTTGTTGTGCGGTATACATAATTTACCCCTAGTAAGTGAAGCCGATATAAACAATAGTGCTACCCTTTAAGTACAGACTGCGATTAATGTTCATCGTGTCAGAGATACAAAATCTCTTTGTTGATCTGTCATAAAAACCTTTTATGAAGACTGTATGAGAGTAAGGCTTCCGTATAATAAAATCGTTAACCTTCACGTTTTTAAGCTTGCAAGGTATTGAGTAGGTCATGAGAGTTATCCTATATGAGTTAGTAGTACAGTTATCTTTATACGCTCATATTGCGAGAATGCAATAGGCTTGCAATATATATTTTACCTGGTGAAGCACCTGGAGAATGTTAGTAAGTACTTACTTTCGCTAGGATTGCCTTGTACTCTATTTGTTCCCCTGTTATAGTCTGCAAATAAATAGCGGAGCGGAACAGTTCAGAATGAAGATATCTCGTAAAGCAATAAAGGAATCATTAAAAGAGCAAGGAATAGAATCCACTCTTTTAGTCCGTAAAGGTACGCTCACAACAAAGCAGAGACGGTTCGCTGAGGGTGTAGCAATGGGAAGTACCAAAGCTCAGGCCTATAGGGATGCATATAATCAGAACCCAGCACCCAGCACAATAGTAACCGCTCCATACACGCTCGCCAGCGACCCTAGGATAAAGCGTGAGATTGAAGCTTATTCTCTGGCGATTGAAGCAGCGAAATACCGCACCGCTGAAGGGATGAGGGGGTTGGTGCTTCAGAGTCTGGTAGCAGTGCTAATAGACCCAGATTCTAAGAACAGCGATAAGCTTGCGGCAGCGAAGATACTAGGCTCGGTGACTGAAGTTAGTGCCTTCACTGAGCGCAAAGAGATCACTACCATCAATGGCTCGGCATCAATTAAGGCTAAGATAATGGCAGAACTAAAGACTATTATGCTGGGATCTGGTCAAGATATAACTGACATAGTGGGAATTGATAACTCTTTATTAGATGAATTAAATAGCAATGTGGGAAAAAGTGACGATCTGTCAGCTGAAGATTTAGCAGAAAGTGGGAAAACAGAGTTAATTGATGGTTTTGAAGAGGGTACAGTGCCCCAACCACCACGAATTGAAGAGAGTGAAGTGGTCTCAATGGAACATATTATTACTCTCAAACAATCAGATTCTTTTTCTAATTCCCTCAAACAATCAGATTCTAATTCCCAGAACACCCCCCCCTATGAAAAATAATACACATGGGTGGGGGGTATATATAAATTTTAGATTGCCTAATTATTGCACAGTGATCAGGAATTCCTGATCACTACCCTAATTCCTCAATGTAATCAATGGTTGGATAAATTGAAAAGACACATAAAACCCACATCTGAGCAGCGCAATGAGGTTAATGACTTGGTATTAGACATACAGAAGCTGTTGGAGGGGAAGGAGTGGGGGCCTAGTCTGGCGGCGCTGACTATCTGTATTGGGGAGATGGGGGAGATGATTGATACGGAGGATCAGTTAGACTTTGTATCTTATGTAGCTGGAGTGATTAGTGGGATCTTACATGTTAGGAGCAAAGATTTACATTAATAGGGAGATGACGGCTGCTAGGGCTGATTTAGTCCGGGCGGCTTGTATGGAGATAAAGATGACTGAGGTTCAGAGGGAGGTCTTTTTGTTTATAGATGAGTATTGGATAGAGTTTGGATTTGGTCCCTCTCTGCGGGATATCTGCGATTACAGAAAGAAACCTGGAATTGGTAATACGGCAAAGATAATAGATAGGTTAGTTAAGTTAGGAGTTTTAAAGAGAGTTAAGGGAATGGGTAGGAGTGTTAGGCCTGTGTATTTAAACTTTAGGAAGCTGGACTGATGGGGATTGCGGAAATGATCTCTCAGTTGCCGGCGGCGGAGCAGGCTAAGCTGTTTGAGGACGTGGCCCAGTATAAGGGAGCTTTGACGCGGGAGAAGGCGCAGGTAGACTTTATGGCTTTTGTTAAGGAGATGTGGCCCGGATTTATACATGGCAGGCACCACGCACTAATGGCAAAGAAGTTTCAAGATATTGCAGATGGGAAGTTAAAGAGGCTGATTATTAATATGCCGCCTAGACATACTAAGTCTGAGTTTGCTTCTAATATGTTGCCTGCTTGGTTCTTGGGTAAGTTCCCAGAGAAGAAGGTTATTCAATGTTCTAATACGGCAGAACTGGCTGTTGGCTTTGGCCGGAAGGTACGGAATTTAGTAGGCTCAGAGCAGTACGCTAAGATCTTCCCTAATGTTTCTCTAAGGGCTGATTCTAAAGCGGCAGGACGTTGGGCTACTAGTCATGGTGGAGATTACTTCGCTATTGGAGTAGGAGGGACTGTTACGGGGAAGGGGGCTGACTTATTAATAATAGATGACCCACACTCTGAACAGGAAGCGAAGCTAGCTCAAGGAGATCCTAGTGTATTTGACTCTGTATATGAGTGGTATACGTCTGGTCCTAGGCAGAGACTTCAGCCTGGAGGTGTCATTGTAGTAGTCATGACACGCTGGTCAGATAAAGATTTAACTGGCAAGCTATTAAAGGGTGACACTGACTGGGATATAGTGCAATTACCGGCAATTCTACCTAGTGGTAATGCTCTGTGGCCTGAGTTCTGGGATATAAGTGAGCTACTGGCTCTAAAAGAAGAGCTGCCTGTATATAAGTGGAACGCTCAGTACCAACAAACCCCGACTGGAGAAGAGGGAGCCTTAGTTAAAAGAGACTGGTGGCAGAGATGGGAGGCTGATAGACCCCCTAAGTGTGAGTTTATAATCCAGTCTTGGGATACCGCCTTTACTAAAAGCCAAAGAGCTGATTATTCAGCCTGTACTACCTGGGGAATCTTCCATTTAAACGAAAACCCAGAGGACGTTAATATAATAATGCTAGATGCGTGGAAGGATAAGCTGGAATTCCCTGATTTAAAGGACACGGCTAAGAGGTTTTATGATGAGTGGCAGCCTGATGCCTGTATTATTGAAGCTAAAGCTGCAGGAGCCCCTCTAATATTTGAATTAAGACGTATGGGAGTGATGGTATCAGACTATACGCCTGTAAGAGGTAATGATAAGTTCGTCCGTATCAACTCTGTGACTGATTTATTCAGGTCTGGGAGGGTCTGGGCTCCTGAGACTAAGTGGGCAGAAGAGGTAATAGAAGAAATGGCTAGATTTCCCAACGCAGAGCATGACGATCTGGTGGATTCTACGGTGCAAGCCCTTATTAGGTTTAGACAAGGTGGGTTTTTAAGACTAGATTCTGATGAGGAAGATGATAATATCGGATTTAGACGTAAGAAGAGCTATTACTGATGGATCTCTGGAGCTTATTAAACGTACCACCTAGTCTGTGTGACTCAGCGTCTAAGGACTTTGATGAATTGCCGACAATGGATAGCAGGGTAATGTCAGAAGAGGCTGTGGTTAACCACGATCACAGAGATTCTACTCTTAGATTTGCGGGACATGATCATTGGCTGACTGGAATTATGCAGCACCACGGAATGCTGGCGAATATAAATACTGGGTGGGGATTTCATATAAACTCCCAAGAATCTATTCAAGTGGCAGACTATGTGAAGGGGCAGCATTTTAACTGGCATGTAGATACCATTTTATTATCAGGTAATGAGTTAGATAGAAAGCTAACTTTGATAATGTTATTAAATGATGGATTTGAGGGCGGCGAATTGCAATTACAGCACCCAAGAAAAAGTGAGATTGAGACTATCCCTCTAGTCAAAGGATCGATAGTTGCATTTCCATCCTATGTATTACACAGAGTTACACCAATTATTTCGGGCAGAAGGCGATCTGCCACGTTGTGGTTAAATGGTCCTAGATTTAGATAATTTAAAAGGAGTAAATATGAGTTTCGATAAAGCCTTATATCCAACGCCGTTAGCAGAAGATTACGAAGAGAATAATGATGTTGAAATAGAAATAAGTGATGGCTTTGTAGAGGAAGAAGAAGAGGATGAGGAATTTGGTGAGAACTTAGCCGAATATATTTCTGAATCTGAGCTGGCTAGTATTGCCGGTGATTTAATTCAGGACTATGAGGATGATGTCAGCTCAAGAAAAGATTGGATGCAGACTTATGTAGACGGTCTTGAATTATTGGGTATGAGAATTGAAGAAAGGTCAGAGCCTTGGGAAGGAGCTTGTGGAGTTTATCACCCACTACTGGCAGAGGCTTTAGTTAAGTTTCAGTCAGAGACAATTATGGAGACATTTCCTGCGGCAGGACCTGTCAAAACTAGGATCATTGGCAAGGAAACGCCGGCCATAAAAGAGGCTGCTGAGCGGGTCAAAGAGGATATGAATTACCAGCTCACAGAGGTGATGGTTGAGTTCCGCCCTGAGCATGAAAGAATGTTGTGGGGCTTGGGTTTGGCAGGTAATGCATTTAAGAAAGTTTACTTTGATCCAGCACTAGATAGGCAAGTCTCACTGTTTGTCCCAGCTGAAGATGTTGTGGTGCCTTATGGCTCGTCAAATCTAGAGACATCTGAGCGCGTAACTCACGTTATGCGTAAGACAAAAAATGATCTAAAGAAGCTAATCGCTGCAGGATTCTATAGAGATATAGAGCTGTCAGATCCAGTTAATACAATGGACGAGATAGAGAAGAAGATTGCAGAGAAGATGGGATTTAGAGCAAATACAGATGACCGCTATAAATTATTAGAAATGCAGGTTAACTTAGATTTGCCTGGGTACGAAGATAAGGATGAGGACGGAGAAGAGACCGGTATTGCTCTGCCTTATATTATTACCATAGATAAAAATACTCAGGATGTTTTAGCTATTCGCCGTAACTGGAGACAGAGCGATGACATTAAACAGAAGAGATCGCACTTTGTACATTATGGATATATCCCAGGCTTTGGATTTTATTGTTTTGGACTAATTCATTTAATCGGTGCATTTGCTAAGTCTGGTACTTCTATTATTCGTCAGCTAGTAGATGCAGGTACTTTATCTAATCTACCAGGCGGATTAAAAACTAAGGGTATGCGAGTTAAGGGAGATGACACTCCCATTTCTCCGGGAGAGTTTAGGGACGTAGATGTAGCCTCTGGAACTATTCGGGATAATATTTTACCTCTGCCATATAAAGAGCCTAGTCAGGTTCTGTTCCAATTAATGAATCAGATTATTGAGGATGGTAGGCGGTTTGCCTCAGCTGCTGATCTGAATGTTTCTGATATGTCTGCTAATGCTCCTGTAGGAACTACGCTGGCTATATTGGAAAGAACATTAAAGGTTATGTCTGCAGTTCAGGCGCGTATCTATTATTCAATGAAGCAGGAATTTAAACTGCTGAAGATGATTATTAGAGACTGCACTCCAGAAGAATATAGTTATCAGCCAATAGAAGGAAGTAGAAAGGCTAAGCAGGCTGACTATGATCTGTGTGATGTAATCCCAGTATCTGATCCTAACGCTTCTACTATGTCGCAGAAGGTAGTTCAGTATCAGGCTGTAATGCAGATGGCTGGCGCGAACCCACAGATCTATGATCAAGTGGAATTAAACCGGCAAATGCTAGAAGTCTTGGGAATAAAGAATATCGGAAAGTTAATCCCAAATTCAGAAGACCAAAAGCCGAAGGACCCAGTATCAGAAAATATGGCGATTCTAAATGGCAAGCCTGTTAAAGCTTTTATCTACCAGGACCATGAGGCGCATATACAAGTACACATGTCTCTGTCACAAGATCCAAAGGTAGCAAAGC